GTCTTCATGAAGCGGTAAGCAGAGGCGCATATCTGTACTGCTGCTACTATCTCTGCCGCCATTAGTAAATCCTTATCCCATCTTGCTTTGGGTCTACTAAAAGCGGCTTACAATATGTCGTTATTACTAAAGTGCTTGGACTTCCTCTGCGTCTTAGCTTCGCAGCAAAACTGTTACAAGTATCAATGCTCCGAAAGCACATAGCCTCAGAGCAGTTATCGTTAGCTACCTCTAGGCCACCGATAGTCATGATTAAAACGAAAACGTGAATCACTCATTCTACTCTGGCTCTACCGGCCAATCATCGTCTGAAAGATTAGGGAAGTCTGCGTGAGTCGTGATGTCCCTAAGAGCTTGTCTGTAGGTAGCCATCTCGGTAGACATAGTAACGTCAGACATACCCATCCAATCTGTCTCCGCTAGTTTGGTATTTCTAGTAGTTCTAACACTCGCCGCCGCAGTTGCATCAAGCTGTGCTTGGTACGCTGTCTCATGCTCTGCTTTAGTAGTAGTAACACCGTCCTCTGTGGTGTCTGCAAACATATCTGTTTCTATGTAAGCCTCTACCCAGTTACCGTTAGCGTCCTGAACTGCGCCGTTGCGATTTACCTGCTTATAGGCTGCGCTTGGTTCCGGTTTGGGTGCTGCGAGTACAGGGTCAATGCCTAAGAACTCGCAAGTGTCTGCATCCCATACTCGCGGCAGTGATGTGTTGCTGTTGAGTTTGCGGATTTGTCCTTGAGTTAAGACTTCGCCGCTTGATTGAATACGATATTCCATAATAGTTCCTATGCGTATGACCATTCATTATTAAAATTATGCCTGCATCTCCACTGGATGGTAACAGCAGGGATTCCAAGCTCTTTTGAAGCATCTGTTGTAGAGCCGAACTTGCCAAAAGGACATATGACCGTTTTTGCTTTGTAATTATTACTGCCGCCAACTGCAATAGACATTTTTGCTTTAACCTCTGGACGATGCATTGGGTTGTTTTCTCCTGCCACCCAAGGCTTTGGCTTTCCTGCTTGCGCAGCACTCATTTTTTGTTTTGTCTCATCAGATAGCACTTTACCTAAATTGCCATCTCTGACGTTTTGTTTACCTTGACCAATAAAGACATTTTCTACGCAGTAAGAGCCTGTGTCTCCAATACGACACATACAGTATTTATCTGCCCCTCTTCCGCGTAAATGCCACTTACCTGACGTTTCCCATATTTTTAGCCATTCTTCAAATGTAATACAAAACTTAATATTCCGGCTCTTTGCATTGTTCTTTTGAGTATTGTACTTCTTCCTTGCGTCCTTTGTGTCAATCATAGCTATCTCCTGTTAGGTTATAGCTAGATAGTATATCATGAAATGGCAAGGAAGATATAGCTACCGCCACTGGCGTTAAGCGCAGCAGGAGCAGATGATGTTACTGTAAAACCTGCGTTAAGCGGGTCTATGTAGTCTGTGTTTGTGACTTCTGCGGCTGTGGAGTTAAGCAGTAGATATGGGTCGTTACCTGCGACTATGCCTCTTAAACTGTCCCATAAGTACCAATCGCCACTAGAGTCTGTACGCTTGATTAGGATGAATCTAGCACCTGCCGAGAATCCACAGTCTACATCTACGTTACTGCCTGTTCCTGTGTAGCTGCCTACTTTGCTTACTCCTGCTAGTGTGGCGAAGAGGTAGGCTATGTATTTTCCTGCAACTGGATAATTAAGAAGTGAGCCGACTGTAAATTGAGTTGCTGTAGGTGATGTATTATTCCAAGAACTACCCGATGTGCTTGAGGCTGTGTCGTTGTCTAACTGACAAATTTTTGTATTGCCAAGCGCAGAATGATAAACATACCAATTTGATGAACCGTCTCTATATTTTAAAATCATCATTTCAGGCGTTACGGTTAGATTATGCGTTACATTCTGAGGAAAATTACCCGAACCGCTATAGGCAACCACATCAAAACAGCCTGTGGCGCGTTTTAGCATCCAACCATAAAAATCAGTATTGTTTGTACTAAAAATATTCATTACGCCAACATTGCTATCCATAGCTGTGCTGTTGGCACTGAAGGATTGTTCTGCTCCACTAGTAGTGGAATTTAAAACATTAGTACCAAGAAGCCTTGTAAACCAATACGGGTTATTTGTAGTGTTTACATATCTTCTGAAATACATATCAACAGGGAAGCCAGAAAGCATATCTGGAAATGACGCACCGTTATCAACATAGTTTGCTTTAAAAACCTCAGTCCCAGACTCAGGCGTTTTCATTGGGCGGCGTATGGCTATGTAAATAAAAGTTGCATTAGCACTACCAGTAACACCATTACCATTCGCACCGAATCCAGTGGCATTTATATATTCACTGTCTGTACTACTTAAATTACCTTCTGCTCCACTTGTGTTTGGTCTTAAATATTTTCCACCCGCAGTGCCTTCTGCTAGAAAACCACGCATATTGTCTAAAAGATTCCACGCGCTGGTGCCATCAGACCTCTTTACCAATACCCACTGCGGTTCAAATCCAAGATTTTCATAAAACACAGCAGAGGAATCAGTCGTAAAACTCCCACACTTAATAATACTCTCGTCACCATCGTCTCCAAAGCCTCCTGCGTCTGAGGCGAATAGGTATAAAACATAAGTAGCTCCGGATAAATTTGCCGCTCCGTCCCAGTTTGGATTCCAATACCCCACATCCACAGTGCTATCTGTCGAAACAGTTGAAATCGGCGTTGTTACATAAGATTGAGCAGTAGAATTTAAATTAAAGGCTGCTTTGTAATTTCCCGCTCCATCTGAGGCAGCGGTCATCCAACCGCTAGTGCTATCAGTTCTTTTCATTATCATAAAAGCAGGTGTAGAGCCTAAATTATGACTAATTAAATGTGAGGAATTTCCATTCCCTGTAAACGGCCCTACAACATCAAAGAACTTCTCAGCCTTGCGGAATGTAAATGAGGCAACAGTTTCTGCGTTACCGTTTATGTCTTGTTGGTCAGAAATAGAAAAACCGTCAGAATTAAAAGACGTAATAGTGTTTGTAATGCCTGTTTCTGCGGCAACAGTTTCGTTACTTTGTAAGTAACTTGTCTTACCACGCTCAGTATCAATTAAAATATGAGTTCTTGCAGTAGACCTTCTTTTAAACCATACCAAGCCGCCTTCGCCTGCAAGGTCAATGTTGTTAGTAATTGTCTGTGAAGAGTTATTACCCGTGTACAAATAAGTCGAGAACACGTCCTCAACGTACAGAGACTCACCTGCATTACCTGCCGCTGCTGTTAGCGCCTTGGCTAATTTGCTCATGCGTTACTCCTAAACGTAGCTGCCAGTGTAAGCACCGTAGAGTACGGAGGAGACTTTCCAGAACACCAGTGTGTCTTTCGCAGTCAGCGTAGGAGCGACGTTACCGCCAGAGGTAACCCAAGTCATTGTAGGCCACGTTACTGTGTAGGATGCACCTGCTTCAAGCTGTAGGACGATTGCGTCACCAGAGCTTAGAGAGTCTGTGAAAGTCGTGTTGGCCGAGAGAGTCTTGGTCTGTACTGCGCCGTTGGTAGCGTCAAAGGCTGTGCCTGACAGAGCGTAGACAGTGTCCCTGATGGTCTTGTTCGTAAGCGTCTGAGTGTTTGTAGACGTAGTAGTGTTAGCGTCATAGCCTTGAACAGTTACACCAATGTCTGCTGACTTTAGGATAGTTGCGTCAAACGCTTCTACGTCTGTGCCGATAACTAGGCCAAGGTTTGTTCTGGCTGTGGCTGCGTTATCAAGATCAGACAGATTATTAGACTTCTGTGTGTATCGAGCGTCACTCTGAGCCTGTGTGTACACATCAGCAACATTGAACGCACCGTAGGCAATGATAGAGACATTATCGCCTGTGGTAGCTCCGGTAGTTAGTACAATCGTAGCGCCGTCTGTGGCTGTGAAGTCAGTAGTAGGTATTAGCTTAGAGCCGTTCAGGTAGACATCTACAAAACCCACATCGTAGGTTGCTGAGAAGTTAGTCTGGCCTGAAGTCGCTGTGTACTCCTGGCGTTCCGCTGTACCGTTAACTGCTGAACCTGCTGCTGCCCACGAAGAGCCTGTGTAGACAAACATCGTGTTAGAGACAGTGTTGAAGTACAAAGCACCTGTCTGAAGTGGGTTGCCATCATTGTCTACCGTAGGCGCAGTAGATTTAGCGCCAAGGTACAAATCGGTAAATTCATCCAAGGATGCCGCTGCGTCAGTTGCCGAGGTAGCTGCCGAGGTAGCCGAACCCGCCGCTGCTGTTGCGGAAGTCGCTGCATTAGTTGCGGAAGTAGCTGCGTTAGTCTCTGAGGTAGATGCGTTTGTGGCACTTGTAGAGGCCGCTGACGCGCTGTTAGCTGCATTAGTCTCACTGGTAGCTGCCGCACTCTCCGAGGCCGCTGCTGCTGTTTCTGAAGCTGCCGCTGCTGTCTCTGAGGCTGCTGCATTGGTCTCTGAAGTAGAGGCCGCACTAGCACTTGAAGCTGCGTTGGTCTCAGAGGTAGAGGCTGCGCTAGCACTCGCTGCTGCCGCAGTCTCACTAGCCGCTGCGTTGGTTTCACTTGTAGACGCTGCTGAGGCACTAGAAGCTGCATTGGTTTCGCTTGTAGCCGCCGCTGATTCACTAGCCGCCGCCGCTGTCTCGCTAGCTGCTGCTGCCGTCTCAGACGCTGCTGCGTTAGTCTCTGCTGTTTCCGCTGCTGTCTCACTAGCTGCTGCCGCTGTCGCAGATGCTGCCGCCGCCGTAGCACTTGCCGCTGCCGCCGCAGATGTGCCTACCCAGTAGGCAGGAGAGCTTGCCGGAATGTTGCCAGTGTTAGAGTTCTGTAAAGACGTATAGAGAATGCCGTCAGTACCTACCGCATTTTCATTGATTGCGTATGTCTTGGTAGACAGCCAGGCAAAGCTCAGTAGCACCCAGTACGCTGTCGCACTGGACGGATTATTGTTCAGATTGGTGTTCTGGAGGCTCTGGTACTGCTCGCCGTTATAGGTGACTACAGCACCTTCCTGATAGGTTATGCCCGAGTTCCATTCTACTGAGTAAAGTAGCGTCCAGTATCCAGACGTAGAAGTCGGATCGTTGTTCTGGTTACCGGAGGCTAGAGATCGATAGTATTGACCATCGCTACCTAATACTACGGCATCAGCACTGTATATCTTCGTAGCTACCCATCCATCACCAAATACACTAGCTGTCTGACCTACCGGGTCACGGACTAGTATCTGCACATTATTCTTGTCTACTAATATTGACTTAGCTGTGCCGCTGAAGAATATGTTTGGTTGCCTACCTGCCGCAGTTAATATAACTGGATTGGTGTTAGCTATAGTTTGATTAATATCGCTAAAAGTATCTTTAAGAGTAGTCGTACCCGTCTCATAAAAATATATCTTACCGTTGCTTAACGGATCGCCAGCGTCATCAAAATATTGTGCATTTATTTCATTAAATCTAGCCATTATTCTTCACCGCTTGTACTGTTCAAAAAGTAATTAGCCACACCTACGGCTAATGCTCTTTCTTTGATGTTGGCTGGAACAGTGTTTGCCCAGTTATTAAATACCTTGCTTTTAATAAAGCTAGCCTCAGCCCTATCTGTGGGTTCCCCTCTTGCAGACCTAACAATAATTCTTTTAAAACTTGGATCACCCATCATTTGACTTGCGGCTTTAAGCGTATCTTCTGGGGCAGAATCCAAAGCCCATTTTACCCAAGCACCAGCAATGGGAATTTCTCCAAAAAACTTGCTGATGAATCCGTTGTCATTATTCATCATTTCCATTGCATTAGTTATACCAGTTCTGGGAGCAGAGGCTGTTGCATCTGCATAAGCCTTTGATATAGACGCTAAGTTATTGAGATACCTTGCGCCGCCAGAAGGAAGATTTCTAAAAAGCAAATCCCTAGCTCCAGAGTCTCTCTTAATTTTATTCCACCAAGCAGCAAATTGACCGGGAGATAATTCCACGTTCGTTCTGCCTCCACGGGTAAAAATACCACCAAGAGCAGTTACTACAGCTTCTTGTCTCATACCTTCTGGGACCGCTTCTATAACCTGCTTGAACAATTGACTGTTTCCCTCAGATAACCGATTCATAGCTCTGGTTAGTTGAGGAACAATATTCCTCTCCATATTCCTGCCAGCAACATTCTTGGCTATCTCTTCAAGACCTTTTCTCTCAGCGACAAGACCTTTTGCTGCTTGCCAAACCTGAGACATAGATGGGTCAATGTCTCTAAGAGCCTGATCCTGCGCCTCTGTAAGAGCGTCATACAATCTACCGAGCTGGAATGATGCAGTGTCTCCCTGAACCATACCTCTAGACGCGCTGCCGTATTGCTCTCCTATTTTTTGCCTTAGCTCATCAAGTCGAAAGTAAGTCATCTGCCCAGCTCTACCAGTTGCTGACATTGATTTTTGCACTTCTCTAAACAATTGTTGTTCTGGCTGAGATAAGTTTCTTACACCGCCTGCATCTATTGCTTTTGACCTAAGCGCGTCCCTAAGCGGACGCAAATTAGTTATCCTAGCTCTAGGATCAATCGTTGCGCTAATCTTTGTGTAAAGAGCATCAGACTGTGCCCTCAGACCGTCCATTATATCGCTCATCTCTTTCTTGATGAGATCATCTACGGCAATTAAGTCCCGGCTCCCTCCAAACTCGTCTATGAAGTTTCCAGCCCTAGCGGCTAATTCGTTTATAAACTGCTTCTCCGAATTAGCCATTGCTGAGCCAGGAATCTGAGCCACAGCCTGCTCAACCTGAATGTACTGAGGATTTCCAGAAACGATTCTTGCCGGAGTAATTTCTTCTAACCCTAGTTCCTGAACAGCCCTAGCCCTAACAGGATCAGGTTGAACAACATCAACCATACGCTCAGCAGCTTGCGGAGCCCGCCCAGTTGTTGCCTCTCTTGCTACGCGAGATATTTCAGGAGCTGCTCCCTCCTCGAGCGTTCCGGCTACCTGACCTCTCATTGCAGATTCTTGTCTTCCCGCAGAGACCACTCCGGGCAAATCTGAAGCAACGCTAAACATCGGAGCCATAGCTACTTCTCCGACATTAAACTCGCCACCAGCTTTACTTTGGGCTAATTCTATTGCAGCTTGCGTTGCCGCTTCTAATGCCGCCCTGGTCAACACAGTTCTACCAAAACCAGCAGGAGTTGCCGCAGTAATTGCTGCTATTGTTTGAGGAACATCTCCTAAGCTTAAACCCGGCTTATTAACAACATAGGTCTGAGGATTCTCAGGGTGATTAATGTAAACACCGCCTCTTGGCCCTGTGCTTACCTGTATTCTAGGATCAGCAACCTTTAGTATCTGCGCGAATTCGTTTGGATCAAATGTTAAAGCACTGAGCGCACCCAATCCTGTGCGAGCGACAACTCCACTGTCAGGGAGCACCTCGCCCACTCTTGTAGGGTAAAGCTCTCTTGCAGATTCCTGCTCGGGCGTAAGAGGTATATCAGCCACAAGACTTCTTTGAGGCTCGCCTATCTCTCTTAGAGGTGCAGGAGCACTAGTAAAAACAGGAGCCTGATTTGTATCTGCTATTAATGTCTTCGTTTGAGGAGCCATAAATCAATCCGTAAATCTTGTTGGGTAATAATTTCCATCAGCGGCTTTTACTCTAACCCTAGACAAATCAGCATCTGTTATTTGTCCTTCTTGATATGCAGTATTCAAGTCTTCTTCGCTTTCAAACTGAATCATATTTGAGGCGGGAGAGCTAACTTCTGTTCTTATATTAGCCAAAGTTTGCATTCTCTTAGACTCTGGATTGAAGTAAGCGCTCATAAATCTTTGGTTAGCGCCGAAGTCTGTAGCTGTCCTCTGCAAATCTGAGTAAGCATCATATATCGATGGTATGCCAGCCGCAGTCACGCTGTTAGCCACAGCCATAAGCTGATCAACGTCAAACGTATCTGGATTTGTTGGATCAACAATTCGCATCAACTGTTCTGTATTTACGCCTCTTCCCTGTAATGCAGCAATAACCGCAGATATCGGCGTATCCGCTCCAGCAATTTGCCTAGCATCAGCATCCGTAACAACACCCGGTGATATCAGTCGAGCTACGTTCATGATGCCCGCATTGATTGCTGATCTGCTTTTGGCTCTCATTTCTTTCTCTAAGCCCTTGACCTTGTTGTAAGCGGTCGTTATCTCGTCTACGTTTTGATTAAGTTTTCTAGCACTAGTGCCTACTTCACGCAGTTGGCTTACAGTTAGTTCGTCTTGCTTGGGCATCTGTATTAAGCCAATCTGATACGCGCTGTTTATTGCAGAATCAAGAGAAGGTATAGCTGACATAGGATCATTCATAAGCATCTGAATCATATTTTGAGTAGATTCGCTAGAAGCTCCAATTCTATTCTCTAGCTGAGTCCTGTCTTGCAGTAACTCAATTGCCTGACCTACATTTCCAGTTTGTAGTAAACCTCTGATCCTTACAGCATCTTGAGCAGCAGACTTGGCAAGGACTTCTTGCATTTGAAAATCCTGCATAGCTTTTTGTCTGCCGTATTGCTCTTGCTGCTGCATTTGCTGCAAAAACTGTGGACCTTGACCAGCGTAAGCTGATTGCAAGCCTTGCAATATTGTGCTTAGTTGTGGACCTTGCTGCTGTGTAGGCATTCTTCCACCTAACAATGATAAGTTGTCAGCCATATCTATACCTAATCGCCTATATTACTTAACTTAAAGGATTTCTGATTATTCCCATAGAGCTTGGATTACCGCCAAATTGAGTATTACCAGGATATACCGTTGCGCCGGAATGATAACTCATCGTAGGCACATACGGTTGAGAATCAAACACAGGAGCCTGCACTTTTTCCTCTTTTGGGAACATCTCGCCAAGTCTCGCTCCTACAACCGCACCACCTAAAGCTCCTGAGATCGGGCTTTGAGGAACAAATGTAGAGGATTGCGGTACGCCAGCTAATTGAGCACCTATGTTGCTGTTGCCTTGAGCTTGCATTAAAGCCAATTCTGTTTGAGCTGCTGCATCACCCTGAGCCGCCGCCTGTTGTAATCTGCTAACAAGATCGGTCTGCGCTCCAATCATTTGTGCAGTACCAGCACCCATTCCTTGTTGCAAACCACCCATTTGAGATGCGGTCGTTCCAAATTGACGTTGTAGTTGCTCGCCAGCGCGAGTCCTCATGCCTGCTACATTCAAGCCTGTTTGTGCGGCTAAGTCTGCCGCTCTAGTTCCTATACCTAGCGCAATGTTAGAGCGTCCTGCACCGAGAGATGTTCTTAAATCAGCTTCGCTAACACCTAGCTGCTGCGCTAAGTTAGCCAACTGCGTACCCTGTTGAGTAGCTGCTTGTAATCCAGAAGTACCGCCAAGCACACCCAAACTAGCAAGCTGTTGAGCTTGACCAGTGGATAAATTAGCCAGATTCTGACCAGCACCAGAGGCTAGTCCCGCAAGCTGCTGAGAGCCACCTGTGGCGATATTAGCCGCACTGCCTCTAGCACCAAGCCCTTGAGCAGATAGAGCTTGAAGGTTGGCTATTTGGTTTTGCAAGTCTTGAGAAGCCAGGCCAGTATTGTACCTAGCAAGCTCCTGCATAACCCTGCCGCCTCCTAAGCCGCCTCTTGCGCCTGCTGTTCTAAGAGCAGCACGTTCGCCCTGCTCTTGCAAGAATCTCATCTGTGGACTTTCTTGATAAGCCTGTTGAAATGCTTCTGGACCTAACGCGCCAGACAGTGCTAGTTGCTGTTGTAGCGCCTGACCGCCAGCCTGAGCGTAGGGATCAAACATTGCCTCAGCTCTTCCAAATCCAGATTGAATATCTCCTCTGGACTGAGCGAGAGCCTGTTGTATGTCTCCACGGCCTCCAGTGAATCCTGACTCAATGTCAGCCCTAGCGCCTCCCAGTGCTTGCTGGAGAGCGCCTATGCCAGTTTGAGTTCCCTGCATTATGTCTTGTCTAGCTTGTCCTATACCGCCTCTCAGAGCACCTATGCCGCCCAGTGTGCCTGCAGTCAATTCTCTGCCTGCCGAGCCTGCGGTAGCACCCAAAAGCCCTGTGGCCGTTCCTGCACCGCCCAAAGCGGCTTGTTCTGCTGCCGCCAGGCCCACAGGTAATTGTGGCTCAGGCGATACAGGCACACTGGGCGGCATAGGCCTTTCAGGATCAACATTAACCGGCGGTTTAGGCCTTTCAGGATCATAAACACGGGGATTGGTATTTCTTTCTTGGTTCACTCTTGCAAGATTGCTAACAACAAACTCGTTGCTTAGATTGTACTGACTAGCGACTTGTTCTGGTGTCTTAGCACCTGAGTTAAGGTCTTGAAAAGCCTGCTCTTGTACTATTTGAAGATTAGTATTAACAAAGTCTTCGCTTACTCCGTACTGTTGAGCAATCTCACTTGGCGTTTTATCGCCACGGGTAAGTTGACCTACAACATTATCTATTTCTTCTTGAGAAAATGCAGGACCGCTAGGATCGATTACTTGATCTAGTGGTCTAGTAGGAGGAACTACAGGATTTGAATCTATTTGTTTTTTGATTACTTCCTGTATCGGAGGCGCAGTCGAAATAACTTCGCTGTAAGCCTGCCTTGCGATTACAGGATCAACATTTAAAACAGTGGAAAGATAATTAAGATCAGCACCAACATCATTTATTAGAGTTGCGATATCTGCAACCGATGCATTAGGAGTAGACTTAATAAAGTCAAGTACAATAAATTCAGCTTCTTTACCGCCTTCCGTGTCTTCTATTCTCATACTCATAACGGTATCTGCCCATCGGTTTGGAATTGCATCATTGCTTGTTGCATTAGATCAACTGGAGCAGATGCTTGCTGTGTTGGTTGTGTTGGTTGAGCTTGTGTTACAGGAGTAAACTGCATCTGCTGCGGATTTATTATGGAATCAAGAGTGCTGTAATCTATTTGACCGCCTACTCGTGCCGCTTCGGGCCGATAATCTAGCGATCCTCTGCCAAGTATTGCCGATTGCATAAAAGGCTGGGCCTCTGCTATTCGTTGTTGGGCCATATAGTTGCCTTCTCGGAATTGTTCAAGCTGCGGTCTAAACATCGAGCCAGTAAGGTTAAGAGCTTGATTTACAGCATTTTGACGTATGTCTTGCGACCTTTGATATGCAGGAGCCAACGGAGCTAGAGATTTCTGACCAAACTCTCTGATCAATGCCATTTGCTCCGCTCGCTGTTGAGCAGATTGCTCCGCTGCTTTCGCGCCCATTTTATTAGCATCTCTTTGGCCCTTATAACCAAGAGCAGTGCTACCTATAGCAGCCAAACCCTTAGCGCCTCCAAGAGCACCAGCTATGCCCTTTCCTGCCGCAATTAATGGTGCTAAAAATGGTATTGCCATAATATTCTCCTAAACCGCTATCCAGCCCTTGCTTCGGTCACCACCGATCTCAGGCTGCATTTTTCTGTATTGGATTGATCCCGCACTTCCTGTAGTGTCGAGATATAAACTAAACTGTACCGCCTCTACAACTCCTTCTGGACTGCCTACACCCGTTATAGGTATAGATAACGCCGCTTCCTGCGTAAACTGTCTGAATGGCTGCTCCATCGTGCCATTAGCATCAACTATCGGCTGGGCCGCGTTTAACTTATAGCTCATTGCATTGCCACAATGTCAGCAGTCATCTGTATAAATACAGGCTTTACCGGGTCACTAATTGTAAATCTAAAAAGCTCAAACCTTGAAGCCCTACCATTACGGTTCCAGATAACTCTGCGGTTATACTCGCCCACTTTACCAATGCTGCGGTATCTAGCATCTGACCATATTTTACCATCTACAGACCGCTCTAATCCCACTTTCGGGTTCACAGCAGAGGAATTACCTACACCGCTCTCTACCGTAAGCTCTAACTCTGGGAGTACAAAAGAATCCATATTGTTTTGAAACGGCTGAGTTACGATAGTTCTGCGAATCTCGGTGTCGTATTCTGTGTACACGTTCTGGGCTAGCAGGCCAATCCTTCCATCTACCAGATCACCTGCCCATAATTGATTATACGCCCTAACCAGTGCGTTTACCCGATATGCACCTAATGAGCCATCCACAAATGATTTACGCTCATGCCATCGCTTGCTTATTGTGTCGTACACTAACGTAGTACCAGGTAAAGCAAATCCAACAAAGTATGCGCCTTTTTCTGCGTAGGCCCATGAATATATATCTAGTATCTGGGCTTCAGTTAAAGCACTTAACTCTTTATCTATTGCAGTGGTAGATATCTTGGCTACGTTGTTGCCGTTTAGCGCCCAGATCGCAGGTGACTCATTAGTACCCGCGCCTACAAACACAAACGTATCTTGAATAGACTGAATGCTGAACGGGCTAGATATCCCTTTGCTGAGGAACAACCCAGTACGCTGGAACGGAAAGTCAGCGCCGCCAATGTTTTGAAATGCTTCTATCGTCTGCGAACCGCCGATAAATAGCTGGTTCTTAAATACTATAGGAGCAACGATCTCATCTGGGTCCGACTCTGCAGTACCGAAGTCTAGCGCGTTATACGACAAACCATCATTCAGTGCGCTGACAATAAATTTCTTTGTGTCAGTAGTGAGGCAGAAAAACCCGTCAATAAACACAACCTGTTGAGGATTGCCGTTAGCCGTAAAATCAGCGTCTGTAATCTGAGCAAAAGTATCAGCAACGTGGTTGTAAATATACCCATTGCCTCCAGGAACCAACAGCAACAACTGAGTTCCATTGTCAGCCATCGATACTCTGCCTGATCCTGCTATTTGACCGTGATCTGTCAAAGCATAACTTGATGACATACTGTATAACTTGCTACCAATCACAAAGTAAGGCACACCGTTCATTTCATGTGCGCCACGGCAGTTACTGATGTCACTTGCGCTAGCTACTTGTGTAAGACCGGGCGTACCAAACAGAGTCTCCTGATTTAACGCAGGAGCCTGAGCTATATTCGGATAGAAGTTAGTGCATTCCTGCGCCGATATCGGCAGAGAATCGCTCTCATAATATCCGTTAGCTATTGGCAGGATAACCTTCGGCATTAGTTCACAATACCCACAATTGCATCAATCAGAACAACATTATCTGTGCTCGTGTCGTTACCAATATAAAGCTCAATAAAATCATTTTGAAACAAGGAAACATTGAAAAACGTAGAAGCATTAGCAGACTCAGCAGCATCTACTTTTCTGGTAATTTTACTGCCAGCCTCAACAGTGCCATTTTTAGCAATCTGTATAAATATTTCTTGATTGTTTGAAGCAACCGGGCTGAATGTGGCGCTAACATGAATAGCAGCGACTCTTTCAGATGTTCCGTTGTAAACTATCTTTCCTGTTGTATCTCCAGTAAACCCAGACTGTACACCAACAACAAAAGTTGCTGCCGCCTTTACAGGAGTGCCAGCCGTGGATATCGTTGTGGCTCCAGTGTTTCCTTGCACAGTAACTTGAGCGTATGGCTGCGCCTCAGCATCTATCGTGACGTAATTGCTTGTTGAGGTTACGTTTATTCCGCTTCCTCCAACCAGGCTTGCAATGTCAGGAGTAGCGTCCGTTACATTGAGTAACAGTGGAACGCCAGTAGAGTCAGCAGAGAAGTTATGTTTTAGCTCTAAACCGTTCTCGGCAGATACACTAGCCAATATGCCAGAGCCGCTCTCTATGTTTCTAATCTTGTTTACAGAACCATCAATATCTAAGACAGCAATACCAGTAGCAGCTCCCGTCTGAGTTATACTTCCGGTAACACCAAGACCACCAACAAAATTGGTGTAGCTGATCTTATAATTAGTGCCGTTTACAAAGTAATCCATAAACGCGCCAGCATCTACAGATGTTTTGGCAACAAAATTTGATTTCTTTCTGCCTTGCGATCGATCAACCATTTGTATTTTGCTCCAGGCCTATTGCCCCAGTAGATTCTGCTAGTATTTCTGCCTCAGCGTCTGGATAAAAGTGACTAGAAAAGCCATACAAGTTATCTTCATTTCCCGAACCAATAGGTAGGGTAGATGGCATTTTGCTAACGCCCATACTTTGCCCTATTAATCGCATTGTATTAAAACCGTCTCTTGCTGCTTTTACCAAGCCTTGCGAGATAATGCCGTTGTAGTCAGGAGCAACTTCAATAGCCATATTAGCTATCAAGCCTCGCAGTGCGCCTGTAGGGATAGTTACATCATCGCCTAAGTCAGATACCTCTGTGTATCCTAGCTGTATCCCTGAAGCGTCCAAATCATTCATATAGTTATTCATAGCAAATATGAAGTCACTATACTCATCAGGCTGCAACGGGGCTTCGCTAGCCTGGACTAATATTCTTTGTAAAGATGCCTTTGCAACTTGAGCAACAGTAGCCATTATTCGTACATAGCTCCCTTTGCTTTGAATTTGCCTTTGGGCTTTTTCTTAGCAGCTTTGGCAGCATCGCTCTTGCCTTTTTTTGTGTAGGGATATTTCTTTCCGTCAACCATTGGCATAATTCACCTCACTCAAATGTTGCATTTTTGGCAGATTGCCTAAACGCCTTAGCACGATGTGGATTCAAGTCCCAATTGCTTGCGGAGTTCAATTGCTCGTTTTTCACACTGGGACTTAAATCCGCGTTTCACTACTAACGGTGTCCTTCTGGTTCAATGTTACTAAATTGATCTCGCGCCAGCTCTATAAGATTCGCTAGCGACTGAGACGTTTGCGGAGAGATTGCTGTTTTCGCTTTAAAGGCAATTTGCAACTCGCCTATACCCGTGAATTTTGCAGGCTTTTCTCCAAGCCATTCACATATGGTGTCCAGAGTCTTCCTGTCTGGGATATGTCCGCGCTCAATTCTAGAAAGCGTTGTAGGGCTAATTCCGATTTCATTTGCTGCTGCCCTGATGCCCATGCTGCCTCGTCTTCTGAGTACGAGTTTCGCTAGATCATCATATTGCATAGAGTCTCCTGCTTAAGTGTATTAATTAAATGACATAGGAGCACCTTTCGAGCCTGGCTTTCGCATTCTCTCTGGTGTCTTACCTTGGGATTTTTGACGCTTAATTCGCTTGCGCTTCTTGTGGATGTTAGCGTACAGGCCGTCACTCATACTTAGCACCTTTGCTTCTTGTGGACTTAGCACCCTTGCACTTCCAGCGTTTACGGCTCAAGTTGTTAGGCGTGTTGGGATCGTTCTGCTTTTCTTTTGAAAGCCTTTTCTTAATTCCTAAAGACCTAGCGCAGTAAGAATCACCCTTCTTTGTTCCAGGCTTCACACGAGAACCACCGCCTTTGGCTTTTCCAGCCTGCCCGTAGGAGACTTTCTTGCCGCTAGCGGTGACCTTTACTTTCGCTTTACCTTTTCTTGGAGTAGCCATATAAAAAACTAGGAGCCGAAGCTCCCAGAATCACACAAGGTTACTTGCCGAAGCCTTGACCCGCAAATAGCGGATTAAAGCAAGCATACGCCGGAAGAAGGTCAAAACGAATCTTCTGCGTATTAGCGTCACCGTCTGCGTACTTAGACACACGGATGCTCATACCATCGCTGGTAGTTGCAATCGTGTCAGTTGAGTAGAGCTTAGGTAACTTAACAGTTCCAAGACCAAACGCTTGCTTGGTGAAGAACATATTAGGCTGATAGACAGTTGACGCAGCACCAACGATAGTCACAACCGCGCCGTCAGCAGGAGCCGCGTCTACGTTGTTGTACTGACCGTTAGCTTCGTAGATAGCCGCGCCAGAGACTGTAATAGTCGCAGCGTTAGCAGCGATAGTCACATCCTCAAGGACTGTGCCTGTCCACGGAACAGCAGCACCTGCGCTATCAAGGATAAGCTCACGAGTAGCAACATTTAAACGATTAACGCCTGCAATAGTTACTTGGTCTCCAGCTTTGATAGTGCCAGTACCCAGACCATCAAGAACCAAAGTCTGCTGCATGGTGTCCTTGGCTGTGACGTAAGTTGCGTCAGGAGCGCCATTCAGTGCTCCTGCACGATCAGTGGTAGAACCAGACGTATAGCTGCTCAGAGCGTTAGAAGTTAGTGCCATCAAGCCGCCAAAGTTCTGGCTGATTTGCGCTTTCTCCCAAGCTGTACGAACAAGGCCGTCAGCCGCATTCAAACCGTTCTGAGCTGATGACAGCGCAGTGGTTGTGAATGGGTTCATCAGATAGTATTTCTCGTCTGACATTGGCACACCAACAGAGTCCATCAACGCACCAGCACCAGCTACGTCTGACCATGCGTCAACAACAGTGCCGCGATCACCGTAGCTCAACGCTGCGTTTTTACGCATGAACGCGCCGAGGTCTAGCTCAAGGTCAGTTACGATTCTGCGAGCCATTGGCTCAAGGATTTGATCTAGTTGGTCTAGCTCAAGAGCCTCTTGCACGTTGCCCCACTCAGTGGCGGCTGTGAAGTAGTTTTGAACTGTACCAGTTGCTTTACCAGCAATGATGTCAGACTTCGTGGAACCACTTATGTCACCGCCAGAAGTGCGGATTGTGTTGTAGTCGTGAGGACGCTTAAAGTCAACAGTGCTACCACTTGAAGGATTGAACTTACCTGACAACAACTGAGTGTCGACAGTCTTTGTTACTACACGGGAAGCCTCGAATGCATCTAAAAATACACGAGCAACTTTCCGTGTGACGTTACTACTAAGATTATTAGCCATGATTGGATCACCTTATTCATTCAAAAATTGCCCCCTTCGGTCCTCGCGCTTTAGGCGCTACACCAGCTTTCGCTGGCTGTTCTACCGGGTCAGGAGCGGCATTTACTTTAGGTTTCAATGCAGCAGCCTTCTCGCGTACATGAGTTGCTATCCTTACAGCAGCTTGCGCCGGACTCATAGACCGGATGGTGTCTAGCTCGGTTACGTTCTGACTGAGGTACTTTGTTATAGCCGGACCTAGTTCGTCATCTAAAATATAGTTGACTACATCGTCTGACATTCCAAATGCCGCAACTTGATTACCTGCGGCTTGTAGTTCCTCGTTAGATATACCAAGCTGGACAGCTCGCTGCGAGTAGGTAGTAACCTTCTCATTCAAAGCCTCCTGCTCTTTGTATAGCTGTTCATTCTGCAAACGCTGTACTTCCTGTTGTTGGAAGCGTTGTTGTGCGTCAAATGCAGCTTGTCTAGCTATGGCCTCATCGCGCATTCTGAGCTGTTGCTGATACTCCTGATCACTCAGGGCATAAGGGTCCGGCTCTTTCGGCACATTTGGCCTTTCCTGTTTTGGCATCTGTTTTTCAAGCGACTCTAGACGTTGCTTTAACTGTTCAGCCTCAAGCTCTTTTTCCCTGAGCTTCTTGACTTTTTCAGCTACACCTCTGTCGTATGCCTCTTGCTGTACCGGGTCAAATCTGGCCCGTACCTTCTGCCAATCAGGCTTGGTTTGTTTCTCCTGAGCCTCCTCAGTATCCGGTGATGAGTCGGAGTCAATTTCTTGACCTTCGGTTTCTACGTCTTCGAGCTCTATTTCAGCCTCATCGACAATATCTTCCTGTTCCATCTTGTTACCTTCATAAATGCCGTCAAATAAATGGTGACGTTCCATGCCTCCAATAAAAGCGTGGAGTTCGCTGTGTTATAATTATACCACATATTGTGGTTTTGCAAGCAATTTTTGGCGGGAGCGGCTATCTCTGGCTCGGTTCATGATAGATTTTCACCGGAGGATTTGCACCTCTATTACACTCCCATAAACTTTATACAAAAGCCCGTAACGCAGATTGCGTTGGATTTACACTTGACAACAGATCAGAGCTATCCATTTTGTCTGGGTCAAACTCGGCTTCAATGGAGCGGATGTTCTTAGGATCAAAGATTATATCAATCGTGGTTGGATCGTAATTTTTTGGGATTTCAGGAGGCAGAGCGACATCAGGAGTGTTGTTGAGCATTTGGTATGCTTTGTACTCCTCGCTTGCATCTACCTCATCAAGAAAATCCATCATTTCCTGACTCATAGGCTCATTTTTAGCAGGCAACGGTTTTATTGGTATTTCGTTGGACGCTTTGTCAAACACATTGTTAATTGATACAGAATCATAACCTGCGGCTTGTGCTGCGTATGCTATATCATCTGTCCTAGCCACGCTGCCTACACTTGAATGCAGATTGGCTCTAACTGCATCAGGCAGGTTTCTGACAGGAATTGAGTTAAAGTTATTTCTGCCGCCATCAACGACAAGATTGTTTCCTTTTCTTAAATATGAAGAAACAACATTTCTTCCATACTCACCTGCATCTTCAGGACTACTGGTAAACATTTGGTAGTTGCCAGCTTTGTTAGGATCGTATTCGCCACTCAGTCCTCTGTATGCAGTCCTCTCAGTATCAAACCCAAGGTCTTGCGCTCTCTGCATCCTAGCGCCTTGATCCATGTCTAAGCCACGCAGCGCCGAGCCTCCAGCTATAGCAGAGCCTTGCCTGCCGCCGCCTGAGTATAAAAGCGTATCTCCAATTTCATTGCCTGATCTTCTAAACCCAGAGGCCAAAGCTGGGCCTCCACCGCTAGAACCTCCTCCCATAACTATCGTAGGATCAAACGCTACAGTCCTGCCTGTTTCTGGATCAAAGTATTCACCGCCTGATGCTGCGGCCCTTGCCTGCTCAGACATATACTCAGAAGTGCCAAACAAAGCATCTCGGAGGCTAGAGCCTACACCTTGTATTGCCTCTGCCTGCTCATCTGGGCCTCTGA